CCTTTAACAGGCTTTTGCGTTATCATGTGGTTTGCCAATAAATCAGCATCATCATTGTCAACGTCTTCCAAAAGGCTAATGAACAGTTGTTCACGCTTAGTTTGTTTCAAGTTATCATAACCACCACCCTCAACAAAAATTCTTAGTCTACGGGCTTCGCTATACAACAAAGCTTTTGCTTCATCTTCATACTCGTTATATTTCCAAGGTGGGGCTGTGTCTGGTATCAAAAACTTTACCCCTACATCATATATATTCTTTAGCACAACTCGCAAAGGTTGACTGTCGTTTTCACGCAACCAAGCAATCTTTTCTTCCTTAGATTTGATTGTTGATAAGTTGTTCACGATTTCTGAAATAGATCGTCTTACTGCCATTTTAAAAGTCCTGTATATCTGAAATTAAGTTTTTTAGTTTCTTGGTGACAAAGAAGCTAAACAATTGTGATCGTCCAACGACTTCCTCTTGTGTATATTCAGCCATGATCATATCTTTGTAGTTCTGAGGTACTTCATTCAAGTCAATCATCTTTTTGTTGCGATTGTATCTTGCGATAGTTTCCTCATCCATATTCTCACTAGTGCCTTTATACAAAGCCATACGCTTCTGTGTCATAGGCTTCTGTCGCTCTCCAACAGCCAAACAATTGTCAGGTGATAGGATATTTGGTACACCATCACCACTGTCGCCCTTGATGATATGCTCTTCAAGGAACTGTACAGGGTTGGTGTCACTCAACCAACGCTTACGGATGGGATCATATTGATCAACATTAGCATAAGTCTGTAGTTGAATGAAGTCTTTATCAGCAGACAGTACAAGGTACTTTTCTGCGCCTGTGTTCATCTCTGTACCTTCATTATGAATAATAGTGCCGATGATGTCATCTGCCTCACAGTGATCAATATGGATTACCTTATACGGAAAGTATTCTCGCATCTCATTACGGATAATGTCCATGATATTGAAAACACTATTCCAATCAAGATCAGACTTATCTCGTGTCTTTTTGCGATTTGCTTTATAGTACGGATACGCTTGACGTCTCCATGTATTTTTACCATCAGCACAAATGATTATCTCACCATATTCGTTGTGAAATTTCTTTCGGTTCATTCGTACTGAGTTCAAGAACATGTGACGAATGACGTTTTCATCAATGTCGATGTTCGTGTGGTTACCTACTGCTTGAAAAAGCGAAGCAAGGATAACCTGATTGAAGTCCATTAGTATTGCCATTATATTTCTCTTTTGTTTGATTGTAGACCATTCTAGTCTATATCTTCTTCATTGTCAAGTATTTTATCTACCTCATCGTGATATTCTTCCAAATCTATAGCATCATTTGCAAAATCTTGTAGTGGATGGTGCAAATCTTGGCTTAGTAGGTGCAATGATTTGATTGCTTCCAAAACAAGAACTATAGAAGCTAAGTATTCTGATGGTTCGTCACCAAAATCACAACCACTTCTGACAAGTTCTGTCAATGCATTTTGCCATATCAGTTCTGAAACTTGGTCTGACAAACTATATCTGAAGTCTGTTACTTGACCAGCAAGTTCATCTTCATTTTGGGGTGGCGTCCCAAGCCTTTTTTGCTTGGGAAACTCTATAATATCAGCCATTAGCCCTCAGTTCCAACAACAACTTTGTCCAATTGCTTTTAAAAATTTCAATGTTGTGTGGATACAATTGCGACTTTTGGTTATTAGTCATTCTGCTGATGAATGTTGAATCATCCTTTTGAATGTCAAGAACTTGCTTGGCATATGCATACGCAATATTAGCATGATCAGTTTTATCTTCGTTATAATTGTACATGATTGTAGAATTAGCGGCTGTCTCACTCAAAGCACCAAGATTGGGATGCACACAAAGAACGCCAGAACGGATAGCTTCGATCAACGCAATACAAGATGTTTCTTGCCAAATGTTTGGATACAAGAAAACATGGCTGTCTAGTAATGCCTTGAGAACTACGCTATTGGGCTGTGCGCCATGATACGTAATATTAGGGTGATCTGTCAAATTCATAAACAATTCACGATACGGTTCGTCTCTTTGTTCCCATCCATAGATAGAAAAAGAAGAGAAAACGTCTAGGTGGATATTATCATGTACCTTAGTCAGCGCATCAAACACTGGATAGAGCAATTCTAAGCCTCTGTGAGGCGTTGTGTGGTAAATAAACCGAATTTGTTCGGTAGGTTTGTCACGTGCCTCGTAGGTCGTCTCTACGGCGTTCTGAATGACTGAACACTTAGAATGTGGAATACCATACATCGCATTGTATTGATCACGTTGCCACTGAGAAACAAAAACGAAATGATCGAATTGCTTCCACTTTTCATTGCGCAAAACCGAATTTTCTGGGTCTTGTGCCAGATCGTGGCAGTATAGAATATTCTTTTTGACGTCTGTTGGGACATGCCTCGGTCTTGAGAAGTGGATAGCCACATCACCCAACAGATCAAAGTCCACGTTGTGCAGTAGGCGCTTACGCATCATTTCTGTGCCACCGTTAGCGTTCTTGGATTGTTCGCTCTCGACAATATGTCCTTTGTGAATCATGCTCATTGTTATTTCTCCGAATTATAAAAGTTTAAAATCTGTTACAGAATCCCAACGAAATGAACGCCACCCAGGGGCATTCACGTCATACACCACGCAAACTTCTTCGTTCACGGCGCGAACTTTTTTCTGTGTAATGGGTTCGTCTTTGGAAGGTTGTGGTAATACGCTTGCCATGAGTGTGCATTGCATCACTCGAACATCACCATTTTTCTTGGTGAAAGTTATCTCACAAGTTTGTTCTTTTAAGTTGGCAATAACGCCATCTTTGTATGCTTGTTCAACAGTTTCCATAATATATCTTTCTTATTTGTTCACTTACTACTTAGGCACAAACTCAACTAAGCCCAAATCTTTACTTAAGACTTTAAACACCACATCTGATGTGTGTTGAAGTGGGTCTAATCTTATGTTGGCAATAAAACGATCTACATAGTGTAGTTCTTTATCATGCTGTGCCGCAATTCCCAATCCTTCAAAAAATGTTTCTACGTCGTATGGATTCTCATAGAATAACGATTGAGAAGCCTTTGCCTTCGGTTTGGCATTACGCCCCTTCTTTGACTCTGACATTTAATTCCTCTTCGTATATTTTACCAAGTACGGTATACAAGTTTTCAACGGTTCCGTTGTTATGTATTCTATGCGTCCTCACATCAAACTTATACTCTTGCATGTATTTAGTGTCAAGTTCAGTTCTGTGTGAATTTACATGTTCACCTACAATTCTACCATTAAAGTATCTACGACTGTCTTTGGAGTAATCACATCCATCACGCACAAGCTGAACAAGAACAAAATTATCAGCACCAATTTTATTTATGATGGGGAATAGCTCATCAGAGAAACCACCATCAGATATAACATAATCCTTATTGGGTTCTATCTCTTCTGCCACCATTTTACCAAAATAGTCCAACCCATGTTTTGGTTTGATAATATTTTCAGACACATGGATCATAGCTTCACGTCGAGAGAAACCACCAAGATGCTTTGTTGATCTTTCTTTTACTTCACGGTTGTCATAATCTTCCATGAACCACTTTTCAGTCACACCAAAATAGCTAAAGGTTTGTTTAAATAGTTGGTGTTTAAAAGACAAGTGTTTATATCCCTTGTCTTTGAAATAATCAGCCGCGCAGTCTTTTCCTGATGCTGGAGGTCCGTTAAACAATATAATCATACAACACCACTTTCTGTTTTAAATGCTTCTGCCCATTCACTACTCACCAAGCCAGATAAAATAAATTCACGATCTTCATCTGAAAGGTATGGCATAGCTTCGGTAATGCATATCGATCCTGTTTGGTACAAAGCCCAATCTTGTGGGTCTACTGGTATATCCCTAGAACGGACTTTCCCACTATACACACTTTTTCTTTGAATTTTCATTTCACCACGACTCCTACAATTTCTAACAGAATACACTACTCTATTAGAGATGTCAAGTCTTTTACATGGCTACGGTGAATTTTGCAGTTAATGATACCGTTGTAGTAGTCATCACGCAATAGCACGTCATGCTCAAACTGGTATTTGGCTTCAAGGTAGCCAAGTTCGCCTTTTTTCATACATAGAGTTAGAATCTCTCTATGGAAATTATCAGCACCTTTTTCTTCAAGCATAATCTGCACTGCCTCAGAAGAACCATAGTAGGTTTTCCAATCTGACTCTTTTATGACAGTACGCTTGCGCTTGTAACCCTTGAGGGGTGGTAATTTACGCACAGACCTCAGTAGTTTCTTACCAACGTATTTCTTATCATTAGATTTGTCTGTAATAAGATACACAAACCCAATGTAATCACCAATCATGTCAGACGTAAATTCTTCACCTTTGTAGTACCACATAATAAACTCCATGATGTTATGAAGTTATTTATGCGCCTTCTGCAACCCTTGGAATGCAGACTGCTTGAGTACCTTTAGGGAAAGTACCCAGAACTCCGCTAATCTCGAACCCAAGTGAGGATCGCGCTTCGAAACACTCTATCATCGTATCGTAAGTCCAATAACCCTCTACTGTAGGTTCGT